ATCTACCCTAAGGCTGCCACGACAAAGGGTGCTGCTTCTATCACGCTTAGTGTAAGTGGCGGCTCAAGCCCAACACTGACCGGAACTTTGGCGGTCGGGGATGTATTAATGATCAAAGGAAATTCATACACCGTTATAGAAGCGGCAACCGCAGCTTCGAATGAAGTGGTAGTAAAAGTATCCCCTGCAGTTGTTGTAGATTTAGCAACGACCGATGTGGTAACACTGACCGCTTCGCATACTGCGAACCTAGCTTTCCATAAAAATGCCTTTGCCTTAGTTACCAGGCCACTTGCCTTACCAAAAGGTATTGCTGATGGACAGAAGGCTATTGTAAATTATGATGGTTTTGGTTTGCGTGTCATTTATGATTACAACAGCCAGTTCAAAAAGGATGTTATTTCGATTGACATGCTTTGTGGAACGAAGACACTCAATCCAGAGTTGGCATGCAGGGTACTCGGTTAGGCAGTTATTGGGATGCATCTTTGGGTGCATCCCTTTCTTAAGGAGGTAGGGATATGCTTGAAAGAATGAAGAAGCTATTAGAGCTAGAAAATGCAATCATACCAGATGACGATGTCTTAGAGTATTACATGGAAATGGCAAGGCAGATAGCATGCTCTTTCTGCAATACCGACAGCCTTTTGGAGTCGTATGACAATACCATAGTGGAACTTGCTTTGTATCTCTTTCTTAATAAACGGGAATTGAACGTAAAGAGCAAGACAGAAGGGGAACGAAGTGCCTCCTACCAAGTGGAAAATGGAATTCCAGATTATATTAAGACGGCTTTGCCACTTCCGAGAGTGAGAGTGATTTAATGTTTAACAATACAAGGATAAGCATATTAAACAGTAGATTTCAACATCAGTGCGATATGATGGTGGACATTCAGGGATATCAAGGCCTATTATCTCTTGATTATGGAGTGAACTTACCTGTTTCAAAGAGGAGCTATTGCAGCTGGAGTGCTATACTGAAAGGTAATATTTATTTTAGAATTGATCAAAGGCTATTCAAACCGATTCTGATTAAGGAATGGGATAGTTACCTGGAATTTAAGCTTTTCGAGCTTTGGAGGAATAATGTGGTAGAAAGAGTGGATGAATTATTCGATTTCTTCATATATGAATGGGGAGAGAATATCAAAATCAATGATGCCGGCGCTGTAGCGGTAATCGTCTCTCCAGATAATACGATTGGTGAGTATGATGATAAGCTGATTATGGTCAAATCGGAATGCAAGATAGGTGACATCATAACCTATCAGGAAAAGAAGCATCTAATCTTTTACCCAGTGGAGCATCATACAAATTCCTATGTTGGAAGAATACGAAGCTGCAATCATAGGATTGCGTTTAACTATACCGGAGATGTGGAATGGTTTGATGTTCTAATAGAGTCAAAGACCTTTGATATCGAAGAGGGCAAAGTCATATCCTTACCATCTGGCCAGATTATCGTATGGTTACAAGAAAATGTGGAGTCGATCAAAGTTGCCTTAAATCAAAGATTTTTAAATACGGGCCGAGCATGGCAGGTAACAGGAATTGATCGTACTAAACCTGGGCTTATGAAGTTGTTCTGTGAACTCACGCTATCCAATGCGGATGATGATTTTACTTTAGGAATTGCGGATTACAAAAAGTACCTACATTCGTATGAATTAAGTATTGCTAATACACAGCCGGTCGGAGTGGCACTGAGGCAGACCACACAGCTTATATTTGTGCTAAAAGATAATGGTACTCAGGTAACAACTTTACCAGAAATTACTTGCACGTCATCGTATACAGCTATAGCCACAGTGGACAATACTGGATTGATTACCGGTGTATCAAATGGGACTGCGGCGATAACTGCGTTACTCACGAAATATCCAGATGTCAAGGTAAATATTTCAGTGGCAGTAAGCGGAGTGATCGTTCCAAGTTATAGCATCATATTAGTAGCAAATCCAGCAGAAATTACGCTTGGTAGTTCCTTCGCAAAAGTAGTAACTGCCACATTGTATGAAAATGGAACGAAAATTACTGCACAACCAGTAACTTGGAGTATTACAAATGAGAATGGAACCGCAACCACAAAAGCAAATATTTCATCCTATACCGATACTACATGTAGCGTTAAAGCACCAGAAAATTATGATAATATCGATGAAGTTGTTGTAGTGACAGCTGCCTTAAAGTCAGATAGTAGTGTGAAGGGCAACATTAGTTTAAGGATTGTTATGTAAGGAGGCTTAGAAAATGGAGCATATTATAGAATGGATAAAGATTGTATTCACAGTCATCGGTGGCTACCTAGGATTATTCCTTGGCGGCTGGGATGGCTTTTTATATGCACTCTTAACCTTTGTGATTATTGATTATATTACAGGGGTTATGGTTGCGGTTATACAAAAGAAACTTTCAAGTCAAATTGGGTTTGTTGGCATCTGTAAAAAGGTGCTTATTTTTTTGTTGGTAGCAATAGGCTATATCATTGACAGCAAAATAATTGGACAAGGTGGAGTGATTCGAACAGCAATCATCTTCTTTTATATCTCAAATGAAGGAATCAGCGTAATTGAAAATGCCGGATTGATTGGCTTACCAATACCACAGAAACTAAAGGATGTATTGGAACAGATAAAGGATAAGGGTGATGGGGATGAAGATAATTAAAAACTTTCTTATGAAATCAGATTGCTATAAAGCAGGTAGGACTATTAAGATAAAGGGAATAATGCTTCATAGCGTAGGTTGCCCACAACCCAAAGCAAGCGCTTTTATTAACCTATGGAATAAGGTGGGCGGAGATGCTTGTGTCCATGCAATTATTGAGCCGAGCGGTAAGGTATATCAAACCCTTCCTTGGAATTATCGAGGATGGCATGGTGGTGGATCCAGTAATAATACTCATATCGGAGTAGAAATGACGGAACCAAGTACCATTAAATATTCCGGTGGATCCGCTTGGTTTGAATTAAAAGATGGGATGAATACGAAAAAACATGTACTGGCAACTTATGAGTGTGCTGTTGAACTCTTTGCCTATCTTTGTAAAGCATATTACCTTGATCCTTTGGCTGATGGAGTGATTATCTCTCACTCCGAAGGGTATAAAAGAGGTATTGCAACTAATCATGGTGATGTAGAACATATTTGGAAAACGTATGGCCTTACCATGACGCAGTTTCGGAAAGATATCAAAGAAGCAATGAAAACAGAAAAGTAAGTGAAAAATCTGCCGCAGGCTTAATCTCTGTGGTAGATTTTTTTTAGACAGGAGCAATTTGCGCAGACGGATTTTTAACACTTTGAAACAGCCAAAATGCTTGACTTTAGGCGGCTTTAGAGTGATTAATGTATTATGGAAAAGGAGGTAAAATCGATGCAAATTAAAGTTATGGAACCGAAGAAAAAAGCCGGCGGAGGAAAATTACGAGTTGGCGCATATGGCAGAGTATCTACAGATAGTAGGAAGCAGGAAGACAGTCTAGAAAATCAGATAGCATATTATGAGCGAACCATTCAGGCTAGACCAGATTATCAATTCGTTAAAGTCTATATGGATCAGGGCATTTCGGGAACGTCTGAAAATAGACCAGGCTTTCAAGAAATGTTAGAAGATGCAAGGAATAAGAAACTGGATTTAATTCTAATAAAATCAATATCAAGGTTTGCAAGAAATACCGTCACCGTACTTAAGTTTGCAAGGGAGCTTAAGGAATATGGGGTCGGTATTTTTTTTGAAGAACAAAATATCAATACCATTTCCGGTGAAGGAGAATTGATGCTAACGGTGCTGGCGAGCTTTGCACAAGAAGAAAGCCGCAGCATTAGTGAAAACAACAAGTGGAGTATCCAGAAGAAATTCCAACGAGGTGAGGTGATGATTACCACCGAGCGCTTTATGGGATATGACAAAGATGAGAACGGAAATCTTACTGTTAATAAGAAGGAAGCCGCAATTGTTCACAGAATATTTGATTTATATCTGGATGGCAAAGGCGCATTTTCAATAGCAAAGCTTTTAAATGAAGATGGAATACCGACCATTACCGGGGTCAAATGGCATGACTCAACTATAAAAGGAATGCTCGTTAATGAAAAGTACAAAGGTGACCTTTTGCTGCAAAAATATTATACCCCAGAAGATAAGAAAAATCGTACTGTAAGGAATGATGGTTATGTGGATAGCTACTATATAAAGAAAAACCATGAAGCTATTGTATCAGAAGCAGAATGGGATCGGGTGCAAGAGATAATGCAGCAGCATAGGGATGCTAAGGGAATGAAAGCCGGTGATACCAAAAAGTATCAAAATAGGTATCCTCTTAGCGGGTTGCTGATCTGCCCCTATTGTAAAAGAACATTAAGACGGTCACATGTATACGGCGGGAAAGTACAGTGGATTTGTAGCACCTATATTCAAAAAGGTAAGACGGCCTGCACCGGCATCAGGGTGGATGATACCGAAGTAGCTAGTAGAAATATATTAGAACCAACAATTGTAGAGGAGGATTATTATAATGGCGAAAAACATTACTTGTATACCAGCGCAAAGGATTACAAAGAAAGAGAATGGAAGGCAAGCATTAAAGAAACTGAGAGTAGCAGCATATTGCCGCGTGTCAACAGACCAAGACGAGCAGCTATTAAGCTATGAGAATCAAGTAAAATATTATACAGAGTATATAAAAAGTAGGGATGATTATGAATTCACAAATGTATATGCGGATGAAGGAATATCCGGTACCTCAACAAAAAAACGTGATAATTTCCTCCTAATGATAGCCGACTGTGATGCTGGTAAAATTGACTTTATCATCACAAAATCAATCTCCCGATTTGCAAGAAATACGAAAGATTGCCTTGAGTATTATCGACATTTAAAAGAGCAGGGGATTGGCATTTACTTCGAAAAGGAAAATATTAACACGTTGGAATCGCAGGGAGAAGTTCTTCTCACCATACTTAGCTCGCTGGCCCAGGAAGAAAGTAGGACCATATCGGAAAACTGCAAGTGGGGTATTCAAAGAAGGATGGAGCAGGGGTATGTGAGAGCCAATACAAAAAAGTTCACCGGATATGACAGGGATGAGAATGGCAATCTCATAATTAATGAGGAGCAGGCTAAGATCGTGAAAAGAATTTATCAAGAGTACCTGGATGGAAGAACAGTTGATTACATTGCCCGGGGCTTAGAAAACGATGGTGTGGAAAACTGGGAAGGCAAGGTGAACTGGCTTCCGGGTACGATTGATAAAATTCTTATGAATGAAAAGTATAAAGGCGATGCGTTGCTTCAAAAAACTTATACGGTGGATTACCTCAGTAAGAAGCGTATCAGAAATGAAGGACAAATAAAGCAGTATTATGTGGAAGGCAGCCATGAGGCCATTATTGATGAAGATACATGGGAATGCGTTCTGCTTGAACGAGCCAGAAGAAAAGAATATATGAAGCAACATGGACTCAGCTGCTTCTCTCATAAACCAGATGAGAATCCGTTTGCAGGTAAAGTTATATGTGCTAGCTGCGGGCAGGCTTATGGGAGAAAGAGTTGGAACGGTAAAATAGTAAATCGTAAGGTCTGGCAATGCGGGCTTAGATATCGAAGAAAAGGTGTGATTGGCTGTGATAACCGGCATGTTGACGATGAAGTGCTCCCGGTTCGATTTATGGAAAGCTATAATCTGCTCATAGATAATAAGCAGCAGCTTATAGAAAAGTGGAAGAAGCTTATAAACGGTGACGACTTGCTTAAGAAGTATAAAGCAAAGGAGTTTATTGGGATTATTTCAAAAGAAGGTGAAATGCAAGAATTCAATCCGGATATTATGCTCAAGATGCTGGATCACATATTGGTTCATAAGTCAGGTAAAATTGAAGTTATATTTTATGACGGGACGGTAATTGAATGGGAGAAGGAATAAACAAATCAGGCCTGCTATATTTTATTAATGAGATTCCATATTTTAGTGTGAAAAAAGATAATAATGTAGTATAATTTGTAAAAAAGTATTTATCGGTCGATGATATGTTAAAATAGAACATTGAAAGGTGTGGTATGAATATGAATTTATATTACGTATGCCAGAATAAGACTCATACGCAGGAAAGTACTGGCCAGTATTTATGGTCTCCGCAAAAATCTAAGAATGGCAGTAATAATAAAGGTTATACAAATATGGCTATGGTTAAAAAAGGTGACATTATATTTCATGGGGCGAAGCAGACCACTTATGCGATCAGCATAGCAACGACGGATTGCTATTCGGCAAAACAGCCGCCAGAAGTGAAGGCAGCTTCTAAGGATCCTATATGGGGAGATGAAGGATATCGCGTTGACTCTGATTATACGATGTTAACTTCTCCGATAGATATGCGATTCCTTTTCGGATGGTTCAAAGCACATAATAATTGTAATAGTGCCTTCACAGTGGATGGAGAGTGTAAGCAAATCTATCTTAATCAATTAGTAGATGATCATGCAAAATTTATTATAATGAAAGCCCTTGAATTACATCAGGATAACGAAGTAAGGCGCATTCTTAAATCTTTACTGGATGATATACTGGAAGAGGAGTATGCTGAATACAACGATGGTGAACTGGATGAAATCAATGACATTATTGATAGTAAGCCTACTAATGCAGAGAAGCCAACTTGGAAAGGTGAACCGGGAACTCAAGCTTTTACAAATTCACCAGGGACCGGAAATCCAAAGCCAAAAAGAAATCCCCAAAAAGCGGCTGATGCATTGACAATTGCAGATAACCTTTGTGAATATGATAAATCTGATAGAACCTTTTTGCGAAAGAGTGGAGTTCGATATACTGAACCACATCACTTGATACCAATAAGCAAATATATCGATTTCGAGTACGCCGCCGGAAAATACAGAGATTTAGACGTGGAAGAAAACATAGTATCCTTGTGCAGCCATTGCCACAATTTATTACATTACGGTAGGCCTGCTGATAAAGAACCTATCTTGAAGAAGCTTTTTGCTGATAGGAAAGCAGCTCTGTTGGCAGCAGGACTTGATCTGGTGACCTTTGAGGATTTGATGAAATATTATAAATAATATATGGAAGATATTCTTTGAATTTGTGGAACATAGACGAGTTTCAAAGGAAACTTTGTAACCCGTATTCACTAGATAAAGATATTACGTAGTGAAGGAGGCAAACAAGATGTCAAACATTGAAATATTTAAAGAGGTAAATCCAACACTTGAATCCTACTGGCGCTCAATTATTTTATTTGGTAGGAATGTTGCTTCTTATAAATTTGCTCTTGCTAAATCCTTACTCGAAATAGCACCAACAGGGCAGACAGAGATTACCTTAGAAGAACTTGCTAAACCGTTTTTAACAAACTTATGTGAACATATAAAAAATGCACCGAAGCAGGCTACTAGCAGCACTAGCCAATTTCTTGAAGCGTGTAAGGGATTTAACGAGCATGCAGTTTCATATGAGCAGTTGATTGATGTTACGGTGAAGAAAGGATTTAATAACGTTATAGATGCATTTCATGTAGTAAATGATGGCACGATTCCTGTTAAGTTTTATAGCAAAGATTATTCAAAAAGAAATAAAAAAATTATTCTTACTGATAATATTTTTAAGTTGCAGGATGTTACTTACTTTGGTAATTTTATGTATGAAACAGAATCACGCTGGAATTTAGTAGAAACTGCCTGGGAGATGGGCATTTCAAGAAATTTATTAAATGTTAATTATGATGATAAAAATAAACTTCTATTTATTGATGATAAATTAAGAAGAAAAGATGTTACCTCAGCACGCGATGCTTTAAACGGATATCAAAAGGGAAAATGTTTTTATTGTTATGATGATATATCAGTATCAGCCGGTGATGATATGCTTTGTGATGTGGATCACTTCTTCCCGCATATCCTTCAATCGCAGATTTCAGAAGTGGATTTGAATGGCGTGTGGAATTTGGTATTAGCATGTCCTAATTGCAACAGAGGTGCAGCAGGTAAATTTGCATTAGTACCAGAGGTGAAATATTTAGAGAGATTACATAAACGAAATGAATATTTAATAAGTAGTCATCACCCACTGCGAGAAACATTGATGAATCAAACAGGTCAAACGGTAGAGGAAAGGATAGCATTCCTCAAAAGAATGGATAATATAGCAATTAACAATTTGATTCATAGATGGGGAACAGAACAGATTGGTGATGAAGCATTTTAACTAGGAGGGTATATGAACAGTACACTTGATTATTATAATAAGAATGCGATGGGATTTTGCGATAATACAATAAATGCGAATATGGAAAATCTTTATGAATTGTTTTTAAGTTACATACAACAGGGTGGAAGAATATTAGATTTAGGCTGTGGGTCTGGAAGGGATACAAAAGCATTCATCGATAGAGGATATAACGTGCAGGCTATTGATGGTTCAGAAGAATTGTGTAAGATAGCAAGTCAATATACAGGACAACCTGTATTATGCAAATTATTCAGGGATTTGGATTACTCAAATGAGTTTGATGGGATATGGGCATGCTCTTCGTTACTTCATTTATCTAAGGCTGAGTTATCAGGTGTATTTGAAAAAATGATTAGAGCGCTCTATTCAGTCGGGTACATTTACATGTCTTTTAAGTATGGAGATTTTTCTGGTGAAAGAAATGGAAGATTTTTTACTGATATAAACGAAGAGGGTTTGAATGAATTACTAACCAATTATTCAAATCTCAAAATAATTGAATTGAAAATTACAGGTGATGTACGTGTTGGACGCGAACAAGAAAAATGGCTTAATGTTTTATTGAAGAAAGAATAGTTGCAGCACACAAATAATTAATTATGACAAAGAACGCTGTATTCATAGTATTTAAGCATTAAATTGAAATTCAATTAAAAATGGATTTAAAGGAGAAAAAGAATGAGTGTGATATTAGGATATCAATCTGAAGAACTAATCATTTTGGCAGCAGACAATAGGTTATCACAAATCAATGATATTATGGTATCTGACGAATCTCAAAAAATTATTGTAATCAATGGACATTTGGCAATTTCTTTTTCTGGAAATAAAGCAGTTCAAACGATGTTCCAGAATTATGCCAACCAGATGAATGATATAGAAGAACATTATGTTGAAGATGCATTATTAAACATTGAAACCCTATTTTTATCGCTGAAACTTAAAAATGAGGTATATGCACAAAATATTTTGTCTTCTTCATCATGTTTTATTGTAGCAGGGAAAAACAAGCAGCTACAAAATGTTATGTATGCAGTATCGTATGTGAATGGAAAATTAAGTAACAGTAAAACGGAAATAATATTATTTCCGCCAAGCGATCTGGATATGAAAACGTGTAGCGATATATATTTGAAATATGTACATACTGATTTTGAACACTGCATGGAAAAAACGATTAAAGAGATTTCAAATACCAGTAAAGTAGTGAGCTCTACTGGGGATATTTGGAGTTATAATTTAATATCTGAAAGTAGTGAAATCAAACACTTTTATTAGTCGAATTTAATAAACGTGAGGAATGGAAAGCGGAACTTGAGAATATTATTAAGACAATTCTTTTGCAGCATGTTGGGCGTTAAATTTACTGAGATATTAATTTAGAAAATAAAGTATGAGGTAAAAAAATGACAAAACTTACAGATAAGGAAATCAAGTTAGCGGAGCAACTATTAATATCCATAAAAAATAAGGAATTACATATTGGGTATAAAGAGTTAGGTGATAGAGTAATACCACCGATTTTTCATCGCCAAGTTCCAAATTATATAGGTGAAATTTCAAAACTTTGTCATGAACTAGGATTACCATTTTTATCGGCAAAAGTTATTAATAAGGATACGAAGACTGCAGGATACGGTTTTTACAAACTATATTTAGATTATTTTCCTGAAGCTAAAAATTTAACTCCAGATCAAGTATACTTTGAAGAATGTAAAAAAATTAATGAATGTACGGAATGGTATAAACTTGCAGATTATTTACATATTGAAATTGATCTGTCTAGACCAGATGATGACTTGCCGTCTATTAGAATTCTTCCAATGAGCAAAGAGGAATTTCCTGAAATGGATATTGTAGACGTTCAAAATGATTATTTTTTAGGTGATTTAATTGAATATCAACATGGAATGTATTATTATCGTAATTCAGGAATGAATGCCATAAGTGGTACATTAGTATTTTTCCAATTTGATAATATGATTATTGCCTCGGCAAAACTAAGCAGTATTGAAAGGTATGATAGTCCCCAAAAAGGAAAGTATTATGGTGCCTATAAATTTGATGTAAGCACAGTTCTAGTTTTTCAGCCAATCACTCTTGAAGAGATAAATAAGATAGATAAAAATATTACTACGTTTTCTCAATCAAAGCAAAGAATAAACATATCGTATTGGCCACAAATTGAAGAACTAATTAAAAGCAAAGAAATAACTTATTTGCCAGAAGAAATTTCACCACAAGGAGCTCAAAAACTAAAAGAAGGAGCTAAAAAACAGGTATTAGTTAATTCTTATGAAAGAAATAGTAAGGCGAGAGAAGCTTGTATAGACTTTTATGGCTGCACATGTTCGGTTTGTGGTTTTGATTTTGGGGCATTTTACGGAGATGAATTCAAAGGTAAAATACATGTTCATCATATTAAGGCATTATCGGATATTAATGAAGAATATGAAGTGGATCCAATAAATGACTTACGTCCGGTTTGTCCAAATTGCCATTTAGCACTGCACTCAAAAACTGGTGATAAATCGTATAGTATTGGAGAATTGATAGCAAAAATAGAAAATAATTAGTGTGAATCTGTGTGAGCATATGTTTGAATGATTTGCTAATATGGCTATGTATTATTACAACTAATTTAGGGGTAAAATATACCCTCGTGCGGGGGAATACATTTACGCGGAGATTGAGGTCCGAATACACATTATCATAGGTAGAACTCCACACACGTTGAGACAGTATGTTTGATGTCACGCAAAGATAAATAAATAGGCTCTAAAGGGCTTGAAATTAAAGGTTTTCAGACTTTCGGTAACAATAACCGATTGCTG